ACTGAAGACTGTGCTGTCAGTAACTTCTAGAGTAGCAAAGCGCTTGTCTATATCTTTGGTGAGGTTGAGACCTGCTCCATCCTGATCTTGATCTCTGAGTGCTTTTGGTGTAACCTGATACTGTACTCTGCGTGGAGCAACCTCGCGGTTGACACCAGTCTTGTAATCGACCTTTGCTTTTTTGATAGGAGCACCAGTCTGAGAAGGACCGAATACGTATGTCTTCATAGTGAAAGACATATCGACTGTAGTCAGTTTTCTCTGAGTGAAGTCCCCTTCATAGTCATCGGTATAGTTGATAGTATTCATGACGATAGGAACGTCACGATACTCTTTGAGTGCTTCCACAATGTTTACCGTCACATTGTAGGACGGTTGGAAGAACGGCATGATCTGCTCAGTAATCTCTAGAGCTTCATCATTCGTCTTTGAGAGAATAGAAAGAGAGAACTCTAGATTGTAAGGTACAGGAGTGTACATCTTACGAACAGCATTGTTGCCATCTGCCTTGAGTTCCAAGGTAACAGGACTAAGTTTTCTAGTAGCATCGTAAGAGATACCAGTCAACTCAAATGCGATACGTGGCAGAGTGATGGCAACTTTCTTGTTCAGCTCAGGTTGCTGCTCAAGTCTTGCCAAGAACTTCTGCTTAGGTCCATACGCCAAAGGCACCTTCATTTTACTGTAGGTGCTACCGTCTGAGTTCTCGCGTCGAACTTCGATATTGTTAAAGATCGTGCCGAAAGCGATAACGCATTTACGGATTACTTTATTGTATGTGTACCCAGTGTTTAACATTTTATGTCGCTATACCAAATGGATTAGACTCAGTGAAGTCTAGAATGTCGTCTGCTTCAGTTTCAAACTCAACATTGTCATAATATTTATCATCGGTAGAGTCAATCGGATCAAAACTATGTATAGTTACAGTCGCTCCACTGGTAGAACCCATCAACAATTCTCCAACTAGGAAATCTCCTGTTGGATTCTTAAGCTTCAACCATCCTTCTCCATTGTTCCAATCAGCAAGCATAGCAGTATTGCTAGTGCTACCCCCAGTAACAGACTCGCCATCTTTGAAAGTACCTTGTAGTCCAGCAGGAACAGTTTGAATGTCAAGAGATGCTGTAGTGTATCCAGAACCACCATTGGTCACTACAAGTTTTTCTACCTGTGTATATCCAGAACCTTCACCAGAGATCTCAGCCTTTGTAAGAGTTCCGTTGGAATCAAAAGTAGGCGTGACCGTTGGAGTGTTTCCAGCGAATGGAGGATCGGTAAATTGAATATAGGCTCTTGTAGCATCGTATCCCTGTCCACCATCTTGGATGGTAAGTTTATTAAGTTTACCTTCTACAATAGATGGTACAAGGACTGCGGGTTTGACTGGTGTAGATCCACCAACCGAAACACCGATCATGTCAGCACGAACTATAGCACCAGTGCCATCACCATTGACAGTGACAGTAGGGGTAAAGTTATAATTTTTTCCGTTAGTAGTTACGATAGCTTGGTCCACAGCGCCACCGTCAAGGCTAACAGTACCAGCAGCAGATGTACCGCTAGAGGTAAGATAGTAGTATTTGACAGTGTATCCTGTATCAATGAGTTCTTCGTCTCCTTCAAAGATTTCTCCTTGTTCGTCGGAGTATTCAAAGAGCTCACACTTGAGTTTGTATGTGTAGTTCTTTCCGAGTTGGTAGAATGGTTCTTCATGCTCAACGAACTTGATCTCAAAGTAGTTTGCTGTCAGTGGGAACCAGATAAGGTCACCCTCCTGAGGACGTTCTCCAATCTCAACTTCTTTGTCTTCAAGAAGGAACTGAGCAATAAGGTCAGAGAATCTCTGCTGTGATATGACCAATGTTACTTCATCTGACTGACGAATGCCGAACTTTGTCAGCAGATCACCACCACCTTGGAACCCATCAAAGTTCTCCATGTACGCTTCAATGAGATAAGAGTCATCAAACTCGGAGATGATCTCTTCATTAAATACGCCATCCTTCCTCACAAGCTGCCTGGGGATGTATAACACATCCATACCAAACATCTTGATATACTCTTCAACCAGACCTTGCTGAAGGAACTGTTCGTTGCGAGTGCCGTGAGTAAAGAAAACGTTTCTCATCCGATCATGTCAAGCGGTGGGATTTCGTACATATCGATCATCGAGTCCTCAAGCTTCTGGACTTCGTTATTACCATCTTCATACAACTCTCTACCATTGAGAGTAATACCACCAGGTAGCTGAGCACCTTGGAACTTAATGAGGTTCTGTCCCCACTGTCTCTTAATCAGCGCAGTAGTATATCTCTTCAACCAGGGATCGTTGTAGACACCAGCATAATCAGAAGGATCTATTGCTCTGTAGCAATCAAAGATAATGTAATCACCGTCAAGTACATCAGACTTAAAGTCCAGATCCATGTACAGACGGTTGCCTCTCAGATTATATCTGATCTGCTTTTGTCCTTCCAGCAGGAAGTAGATATCTTCCAATCTACGGTTGACCATTTCATAGGTCAAGATCTCAGTCTGTGTAAGATCCCACAGATCATTGAGTCTCCACTGGTAGCGGACATCAAAAAGGTTTGTAGTGTTCTTCGACGTAAAGTCAAAGATCTTGATCACAGAGATGATGTGATCGGGTACAGTAATATAGTTGTTCTGTTGTTTGAAAGTTTTACCACCTACAGTTTCTGAGGTGTCAGTCTTCATCGAATCGATGGTAGCCTGATCAAACTGGAACTTCAGGAATGTCCTGATGTATCCATCCATGTGACGCTCATTGTAATACTGAATGGCGTCATCGACGAGATCATCAATCTGATCATCGTCAACATTGATCTCCAGCACAGGAGCGCCAAGCTTCCTGAGGGAGTAATCAATAAGTTGTTCTCGTGTTGCTGGTTTTGCCATTAGATTGTATCAACGTTGAATCTCACGCGGACATAATATGTAGTTGTAGGTAGCGTGGTAACGTCACCTGGCAGGGTGTAAGAAACTAAGTTGGTAGAGTTTCCGAGTGACTGGTGCTCCACATCAGTGAAAGTATTAGTTCTAGAGAACTGCCAGTCAGAAGATACATGCCCAAAACCACTCTTAATTGCTGGTGACAATACAGAGATAGTTGGGTTGAAAGCAGGTGTAATAACCTGAATCTCAGGTTGATCTACTACAGGAGTAGTGAACTGTACTGGTGTTGAGTAGTTAGAAGTCAGATCATTCTGGTCTTTGAACTTAACCTGTACACTATAAGTTGTATCAAAATCTAGAGTACCTGCTGGTACAGTGAATGTAGTCAGATTGTTAGGATCGCCAGCAGACAAGTCAGGAACTGTGATCGTGCTTGTATCATATACAACAGTATTGTCAGATACTTTCTTGATCAACCAGAAAGACTTGGCGTGAGTAGATCCAGCATACTGAGATACAAAGGCAGATGATGTAGCAGTAGGTTGTCTGTTGAATGTCAAACCAGTATCAGTATCAACATTGACATTCATTGAAGTCGGAGCTTCAACAAACTCAGACTCATTAACTGTAAGAGTAGCAGCGTCAGACGTTACCGAGATAGCGTTAGAGTTGCTGAGTACACAACGATACTGCCTACCCACTGTTGGGAATGGCATGTTCGGTGTTTGATATGAAGCGTTTGTTGCTCCACCAATGTTACCCCAGTTTCCACCATTGTCAGTAGATAGTTGCCACTGATAGTTCAGAGTGCCACTGGTTATAGCAGCAGTAATATTATATGTTGCTCTGTTACCCTCAATGATTGTTTGTGGTTGAGGTTGAACTGAGATGGTGATAACTCTGTTGACAGTCAGTTCAGCATAAGAAGATGTCAGGGGAGCCTGAGCACCAACCAAAGACAGAACGCAACGATAACGATCAGCATTATCATCAACATACACCAGAGTAGGTGTGGTGTAACTAGCATTTGTAGCACCGCTGACAGGTGTGTAGTTTGCTACGTTGGTAGCTTCTGCCTTCTCCCACTGGTAAGTATGTGTACCACTGGAAGTAGTTCCAGCAACAGTAAACGTAGCAGTACCACCCTCATTTCCAATCTGGTTAGAAGGTTGAGTGCTAACAGTATGAGTTCTGTATACAGTTAGGAGTGCTGCTCCAGTGTATACTTCAGTATCAGCACCGACGGCATCGATCTTACAACGATAACGATCGTCATGATCATTGGCATAAGTTAGTGCTGGAGTAGTGTAAGAACTAGATGTAGCACCACCAATATCTGACCAGCTACCTCCCTGATTATCAGATCTCTGCCACTGGAATGTTACCGATGGTGTGTGGTCTGAGAGGATTTGTTCAAATAGACGTTGTTGCTCAGGGTCATCAAATTGATTGCCCTGCTGTGGAGTGATCCAAGAGCTAATACCGAAGGAGCTATGAATAGCGCCAGTGATACCAGAGTTCTGAGCTGTACCATTACACGTAAATGTCGCAGTTCCAAATTCATCTGCTGTTTGGTCTGTAGGATCTAAAGTTACAGAGACTTGTACAGTCTCTACCTGTAAGACCGCTGCGTTTGAAATTACATTAGCAGCACCAGGGGCAGAAACAAATACACGATACTGATACTCATCCATCGAAGCGGTGAGTGTCGGAGTCGTATAGTCAGCAGATGTAGCACCGCCGATGTTTGACCAACTGGTTCCATCGTCGATAGATTGTTGCCACTGGAATGTTACATCACTGTTGTCTCCATCAGAAAGACTAGCAGATACAGTGAAAGTTCTTGTTCCACCAACAGAACCTGTCTGATCTGATGGTTGCGTATTGATGGTAACCGTTCTAGTAACAGTCAGAATTACTGTTGTAGATTCTACAGCAGCAGCTCCGACAGCTGTCAGAGAGCACTTGAGGCGGTCATCGTTATCAAAGTTAGTTCCAGCAATTCCATCGCCACTATCGTAGGTGGTTGCCGATGTTGTATAGGCAGGTGATGTAGCACCCGAAATAGCACCAAATGTGGAAGGAGCTGAACCATCTGCTTTACTCCATTGATAGTTTGGAACAGTTCCATCTACAATAGCAGCAGTCAAAGCGAATGTGGCAGCAGCAGGAGCAACTACGTTTTGACTACTTGGTTGTGACGAGATTCTAATAACTCTAAAGACAGTAAGAGTTACCGCATTCGTTACAGCATCTAGTGGTGCTGTTGATGAACCACATACACAGCGATATTGGTAATCATTATATCCATAGTTAGCAACAACTGTCAGAGTATCAGTAGTCTCTCCACTATGATCGGCAAGACCAGAGACGTCTGCCCAGTTGGAACCACCATCTGTACTAAATTGCCACTGGAAAGTTACCGTAGAACTGTCAGATGTTGTAGCAGTTACAGGTCCAAATGTTGCGTTACCTGTACCAGCTTCAATGTTAGCATCTGAGGGTTGACCTGTGATGTTAACAAGAACACCAGTTCCGTTGGTATCAAAACTATATGCTTGAGAGTCACCTGTGGTCAGTTCAGTGACTGTAATATTGTAAGTTGTATTATTATAGCTGGAGGTTACTGTACCAGTCAGAGCACCAGTAGATGTGCTGAACGTAAGTCCACTACCAGTAAGACTGCTACCACTAAGACTATATGATCTACCAGAGAAGTTTTCGTTGGCGTAGGATACAACAGTGTTGATACCCAACTGAAGGTTTACACTTTCTCCATTGTCAAAACCATCTCCACCACTACTAATATCACCAGCAGCTCTATGCCAGGTAATAGTTTTTGGAATGAATGGTGTGAAAGCACCACGAACCTTAGACTTGACTGATGGATATGTGAGGTGTTGGAAGTCTACACCAGTGTCAACAGGGATTTGTCTGATAGCTCTACCACTGTGAGTAGATTCTTCACTGTCAAGTTCAGCGTACAGAGCTACACTACCATACGTAGGACCATCAGTCTCTTCATGGGTATCAGAAATGATACACATGTAGCAGTTATCTCCACCACCACCTGAAGAAGTACCAGTAGCAGCGTTGGTTACTTGGAATGTGATTGTATTGTTAGCAGCATCCTGTGCTGTAATGTCTTGCCAAACAGCAGTAGCATCAACTAGGTTAACACCACCAACAGTATTGGCAGAGTTCTGAACGTAGATAGCACCCTCCATATTGGGGTGAGCAGAACACTGGTAGTAGTAAGTGCCTACAGGAACATTAGTTGTGTCCCAGACAATATCACCAAATGTAGCACCCTGGTTGGTTACACCTGTATTGTAGGCATTGTTTGTGCCAGAAGAACCTTGAGTGTCTTTGATGTAGAACGGGTGAGCATTCAGTTGGTTATCAAAGGTGATAGTGTCACCTTTATTGATATAGATGGCAGGATCATTTGTACTAGAAGTGGTACCATTTCTATCGGTACCATTCATAGTATAGTGCTGGGAAGAAGGAGCACCAGTAATATCCCAACTATATGCTGCGGCAGTAGTTTGAAGAACTCCAAGTCTAAGCTGAATCTTCTTACCAATGTTGTTCAGGAAGACTGAAGCATCAGATGCCTCAAACTTGACTTTGATATTTCTACTAGATGCTGTAGTGA